ACAACGCTGGATCTATACCAAGACCTAGCTACTGTTGTAAAGGATACTCAGACTATTCGCATGGGTGGCGTGGACTTTGATTTTATTCCGCACTATGAGGATGAGCAAAAGATTATTGATGATCTTGCTGCTACTGACAATCCCGTATTCGGTCACTTTGGTTTCCACGGCTGCGTATCTAACGGTGCGTACAAGTACGAGGCCAAGGTAAAGCGAAAGCATTTTAGAAACAAACTATCCTTCCTAGGACACATTCACAAGCCTCGTCAGTACGGCAATGTCTATGTTCTAGGAACGCAATACTCCAACACTTTTGGAGAAGCTAACGCTAGAAAGTATATTCACGAACTGTACATTCGTGACGGGGAGATTGAGGTTGTAAAGAAGCCGATTGATTTTGGTATTCGACACATCATCGGAAGCCTTGATGAGATTGAGTCTCTGAACAAGAAGTACAAGTTTGGCTCCTTCTTCACCCTTCTCCGTGTACAACTGGACAAACTAGATTCTTACGCTGAGACTAGAATCAAAGAAGATCTTATTGGAAAATATGGCGTATCTCATCTGGAGTTGTCCTTTGATAATGTATTGCCTAAGCACACTTCAACCTATAGAGCAAACCAGAAAGTTTTTACGATTGATGACGATATCATTATGAAGTACCTTGACGGTAAGGACAGTGTGTTTACCAAAGAAGAACTACTATCTGGTCTAGAGCAAATCAAAGATGAAACTAAATAAAATCTACATAGAAAACTTTCTTTCTATCGAGAAGGCGGAGATTGATTTCGATGAGTTTGGAGCAATCACCCATGTAATAGGACAGAACCAAGACACTTCCCCCACCACTTCTAACGGTGCGGGGAAGTCGAGTATTATTGAGGCTGTAGTCTTCGCTCTGTTTGGCAAAACTCTTCGTAAGACTAACGAGAAGTCTATCACCAACTACTACACGAAAGGTAAGTGTGTGGTTAGGCTCGTGGTCAACGACAATGTTGTCATCGAAAGAACTAAGAAGCCGCCCCGTCTAACGCTAGAGATTGGCGGTGAGAACTACACACAAGACTCCATCTCAGAGACTCAGAAGTATATGGAGAATACTCTGAACACCAACTATAGCATCTTTACCGCTTCGATGGTGTTCGGACAAGCCAACTCGATGAACTTCCTAACCGCAACGCCGGAAGAGAAGAGAGCAATCATGCAGAGTTTCCTTAGCGTAGGAGATCTGTTCCGTAATCGTGCAGCTATCCGATCACTAAAGTCCCAAGCCCTATCCGCTAAGAAGGTTGCCGAGGCTTTGATGAACTCCGCTCAGGTGGATGTAAACGCTATGAAAGGCAAGCTGCAAACGATCCAGAAGAATCGCCGCAGAGCAGCAGATCTACTATCAGCAGACACTAAGAAGTTTATCTCCAAGTATACTGTACCAGAGATCGCCGCACTGGAGTCTGAGCGACATGATCTTGAACATGAGATCGGAAAGAAGCAGCATCAGAAGATGATGCACGAGAAGGGTATTGCGTGGCGCAAGCAGCAGCTAGAGGGCGATCCCCCTAAGTGCGAGAAGTGCGATTGGATCTCTCAGCACCAGTGGGATCAGAGAGAGGAGATAAAGGCAGAGCTACAAAAAGATCTTTCTGAAGTGAAGCGATACGAGAAAGAGATCAAAGCTCTCAACAAGAAGATAGATGAAATCATCATCCCTATCTCAGCCCACGACCTTGAGACTGTTGAAAACTATAAAGACTCTCTACGAAGTGAAGAGTTTTACAAAGATCGCATCAAGTCCAAGAAGGAGGATGTTGAGAAGCATGGTGAGGAGGTTCTTCGACACCAAAAGCAATACGACATTATGAAGTTCTGGGAGAACGCTTTCTCTGAGACTGGAATCATAAAGTATATTATCAGAAACATTTTGGAGTTCTTCAACGAAAGATGCAACTTCTATATGTTCTCCCTGTCGCAAGGAAGGTTCTCCATAAAGTTTGATGATTCCTTGGCGGAGGAGATCTTTAATGAAGGAGAGCCTTGCTTCTTCGATTCCATGTCGGGAGGCGAGAAGAAGCGCATTTCTCTGGCGGTCATGCTCGCTCTCAACGACCTCCTGCTACTCACCGGGAAAGAACGGTCCAACATCGTCTTCTTTGACGAGGTTGCGGACACCCTAGATCCTCAAGGAGTAAACTGTCTGTTTGAGGTTTTGGAAGAACTTTCCCAAGAGAAAAAAATATTTATTATTACGCACAACGATGAGTTTGTGTCTCTGCTACAAAATGAAGCAGAAAATTTCACTGTAAAAAAGAAGAATAAAATCACCACATTCCATAGATAAAAAGCCCTGATTTTTGTAAGATATGTACGAAATCCCCAAAGATAGCCTTGGACACCAAATCTTCCTAGATAAGTATGCCTACCCCGGCGAGAAGTCTTGGAAGGACTGCGCTCGGAGAGTAGCGAAACACGCCGCAGGAGCAGAGAACGATGAGAATAAAGAACTCTGGGAGAAGAAGTTTTACCAAACCATTGGTGAAGGTGATCTCATTCCTGGCGGTCGCATCCTTTACGGGTCTGGTCGTTCTAATCAGAACCTCCTAAACTGCTATGTTCTTGACCCCGAGGATAGCGTTGAGAGTATTGGCAAGACTATCTCAGATATGTACAAGATTTCTTGTGGCGGCGGTGGAGTAGGCTTCAACTTCTCCAAGGTTCGCCCCAAGGGTGATGATATTCAAAACATTCCTAATAGCGCACCAGGAGCAATCTCAGTCATGCGTATGATAAACGAGATCGGCTCCCATGTTCGGGCAGGAAAGAATAGACGAACTGCTCTCATGGCTATTCTGAATGTCACCCATCCAGACTTTATGGAGTTCCTCCATGTAAAGCTGGATCGCGGTGAACTGACCAACTTCAACATCTCTGTCGCCATTACCAAGCGTTTTATTGAGGCGGTAGAGAATGATGAGGATTGGCACTTTACTTTCGGTGGTCGCCACCAGCACTACTATGTTTATACCCTTGATCGTAAGTCCAAAGAAGGAGACGATCAGGTACAGGTTGTAGCAAAGAGCGAGGAAGATGCAATCGGGAGAGCAAAGCTACATCATCTCAAACACTATGAGGATGTTTTTGAGAACCCCGTCGTAACTCCCGTCAAAGCTAAAGATCTTTGGAAGCGCATCGTTGATAACGCTGTAGAGTCTGGAGAGCCTGGAATCTTCAACATTGATTTTGCAAATGAATTTACTAATGTTTCTTATTTTGAAGATATGCCAAGCACTAACCCTTGTGGGGAAGAAGTCCTTCCTGCTTATGGAAACTGTTGCCTTGGTCATGTCAACCTTGCTAATATGGTTGATTCAGATGGCGTTGTTGATTGGCGTAGGCTTGCTCGCACTGTGCGTCTTGGTGTCCGCTTCCTTGACAATATTCTTACTAGCAATCATTTCCCGATTCCCGAATGTGTCGAAGCGGCAGTTCGATCCCGACGAATCGGCCTCGGAGTCACGGGACTGCACTACTTCCTAATCAAAGCTGGCTACCGCTACGGTTCTGAGAACTGCCTTGAGTTTACGGAAAGACTATTCTCTACCATTCGTAATGAAGCATACAAAGCGTCCATGTATCTTGGCCGCGAGAAGGGTAGCTTCCAAGCATACGAGTGGGAGAAGCTAAAGGAAGAGAAGTTTATGAAAACTCTCCCCAGCCGCATCCGTTCAGACATCAAAAAGAATGGTCTTCGCAATGCCGTTATCCTAACTGTAGCACCCACAGGAACTGTCTCAATGGTACACAATGTCTCTACTGGACTAGAGCCTATTTTCTCTCCAGTCTATAAGAGACGCTGGCGTACCGGGACAGAGGGTGTATGGAACGAAACGATTGTTATTGATCCACTATTCAAGGATATGTACCTTCGTGGTCGAAATGTAGACCACTGTGTTGGTGCTTATGAAGTTACTCCAGAGGAGCATATCAAGATGCAAGCTGTTGTTCAAGCTCATATTGACTCAGCCGTATCAAAGACTTGTAACCTCCCAAGCGACTTCAAAGCTGAGTCTCTGTACGATGAACTAATCACCTATGCTAACGACATGAAGGGATTTACTTTTTATCGCGCTGGCAGTCGAGGCAATGAGCCTCTGGAGGCTGTACCAATCGAAGGTATTGATCTAGACAAGCTCTTCCAAGAAGGCAAGATCGAATCTGAGGTTGCGTCCCAGGACAACTGCGCCAACGGAGTTTGTGAACTGTAATGGCTAAGTGCAAACATGAGTTTCGTGCGCCAGATCTTGTATCAAAGGTCTGGCGTTGCACCAAATGTAACAAAAAGGTTCAACCTTTTGAGGGGCAGGAACTTATCAACGATGACCCGTGCGAACACAAAAGCTGGTCTTCCAAGGTAGGAGAAAGAAATCTAAAGAAGAACGGCGAATGGGACTTTGTTTGGGAAAAGAGATGCCTAGAGTGCCACGAAGAGCTTCCAAGAGATTGGGGCAAGAAAGGAGTTTGGGCTGGAGATCTCAACACCGAAAACCTCAGAGAGATGCAGTTTCAGTGCCAGAATCTAGAGTGCGAACTTCCTGGCGCAAGAATCCTATGGGCAAACCTAGAGGAGCCTCCTGAGTATATCCCGTATCACGCAGACTGCCCCGTATGCGAAAGCAAAATGGATTTCGTTCCTACCTTATCCCTAAACGGCGTGGTTGTAGGTACAGACAATCCAACATATACAAAAGCCGCTGCCGACTCTGAACACAAGTGGATGGAACTTCAAATCGAAGAGACGAAGAAAGCTATCAAAGGTAAGTCCGGCGCAGCACCTTACTCTAAAGCAAAGATTGATTATGAATATTGGGCAGAACAAGGAGTTGCTAAGAAAACTACATTTGAGGAAGGCGAGGAGAGAAAGCGTCTTCTTGACGAACGGAACCGAGCCATTGCTGGCAAATCCAAAGACAAAATCGACCGACAAACTACTAAAGAGTATGTTGGACGAACCAAGAATGACTAAACCCTGCTACAAAGGAACCAAGAAACTAAAGATGATTTGTGACTCCCCTATTGTCCACCTTTTCAATGAGTCGGACAACCCAGATCCCGAATACAAAACAGAAGGGGCTGCCGGATTTGATCTAGCGGCTTCTGAGGATATTTGGATCTACCCCGATTGCGTAACTCTCGTTCCCACTGGATTGCGTATGATTATTCAACCAGGATGGGAGGGTCAGGTCAGACTGAGAAGTTCACAAAGTCTGAGAAATCTGATCATTCCTAACGCCCCAGGTACTATCGATTGTGATTACCGAGGGGAAATCAAGATCATCCTAGCTAACCGCTCACACGAACCTATCAAGATCAAGAAGGGAGAGCGCGTAGCACAAATGGTGATCGCACCAGCTTTCCAAGCAAGATTGGTTCGGATTCCTGATCGAGATGCCTTTAATATAGTGGATGAAGCCTCAACCTCCTCCAGTTCACGGGGAGAAGGCGGCTTCGGCTCGACAGGTAAGAACTAATGACCAAATATTCATTTCAAGAATCGACGCAGCAAGGTATTCTGTGTCTTGCGAAATATGACGAGAACTTCCTAGTTCAAGTCATGCCGATGATCAAGGCAGACTATTTTGAGTTTCCGTGTCACGGGCGTATTTGGGATGCGATTGCTTCCCACTACCTCAAGTATAAGGAGACCCCAAATGATGACCAAATCATCGACTTCGTAAAAAACACGAAGACTGAAACTGAGCGGCTATCTGATTACACCTATGAACTAGAGCAAATCAACAAGCTCGACATTCAAGCGGAGTCTAACCCGGATTATTACATTGATCTGGTTGAGGAGTTCGCAAAGGAGCAATCAATCAAGTCCGCTATTCTGGAATCGGTCGATCTTATCAAAGGTAAGAAGTTCGCCATGATCGAGGAAAAGATCCGTTCTGCTCTCAATGTAGGGCGAACGGTAGATCTTGGTCAAGACTATGTTGAGGACTTCGATGAGCGGATTGAAAGACTAAACAACAAAACTGTTGCCCCGTCTTTCAGAACTCCATTCGACACCGTGAACTATGAGTTGGAAGGAGGGATGTGCCGCAAGGAGTTCGCAATGGCAGTCGCGCCTCCAGGTGTGGGTAAGTCGATTTACCTTGTCAATCAAGGCTGTCGATCCATCCTGGATGGTCACAATGTTCTTTATGTTTCACTTGAAATGAGCGAGGACCGAATCGCACAAAGATTTGATTCGGTCCTTACTCGCACCAAGCTGGCAGAAGCCAAAGAAGACAGTACGATTGTTGCGTATCGCCTCAAGGCGATCCAAGACAAGCTGGCGGAGAGTGGTAGGACTATGGGCAAGCTCAAGATCAAGGAGTTCCCAACCAAGCGTCTTACCATCCCTGCGCTAAGAGCTTACATCAACCAACTAGATAACTACGAAGACTTCAGACCTGATGTTCTTATCGTTGATTATCTGGAACTGATGACGGGTGATGATTCTATGTCTGAGTATCAGATTCAGGAGCGTCTAGCCCAAGAGCTTCGTGGTATTGCAGTTGAGCATAACCTATTGCTGTGGACTGCTACCCAAACTAACCGAGAGGGGCGCAAGGTAGAGACTATTACCGATACCGAGCTTGCTGATTCCTATGGCAAGATTCGTGTAGCAGACCTCTCATTCTCCATCAACCAGCGTGAGGAGGAGTTCGACAAAGGGGAAGCCCGAGTGTATCTGATGAAGTCCCGCAACGGACGAGCTAGATATACTGTGCCTATCCGGGTGGATTACTCTAGGCTAATCATGTCACAAAAATGAGCTTCAACAGACCAGTTCAGATCTATTACGGAGGCAAGGTGTTCTCTGTCAAGTACACCACCAACCCGCTCAAAACAGAAGACACTTGGGGCTTTGTAGACTTCGGAAAGAACGAAATCCTAATCTACACGAAAGGTATCCAGGAGATCTCTATCGCAGAGACGCTTCTACATGAGTGCTGGCACATCGTAATGGAATACGCTGGTCTAGGAGGCTCAACAGAAGGTGATATGCCAACGCCAACTAACGAGTATCTTACCGCTCTTTGTGGGTGCGGAAACTTCATGCTCCACGCCCAGAACCCCGACCTCATCGCATATCTAAACGAGGTACTTCTAGTACAATGAACGCATCTCCCGAGATCGTTGAGACATACGAAACGCTGGAAGATAAATACCAGCACTATGTCAAGGCTTACACAAGCCTCAACTCAAACAGCGTAGACTCTCTTCTGGAGAAGCTACCAACACACCACGCTTTCTTTGGTGGAGTTTACGCTTACGCACGGTCACAATACGACCAATCAGTTGCTACTATGGAACGGGTAGAAGCTGAACTCAAAATCAAGTTCCGTAACCAACTACTAACCGAGGGAAAAAAGGCGACTGTTGATGCTACGACCTCTGAAGTTCTGGCTTGTCCAGAGTATCAGTCGGTCAAAGCAGCATCAGAAAATGCTCAGTACAAAATGCTCTTGGCAAAGAACTTGCTAAACAGCCTGGAGTACGCACGAGATATGCTCGTCCAGATTTCCGCTAACCGCAGACACGAATCCAAACTACTATAATGTCAATTGACCTAAACAAACTACGAGAAAAGTACGCCTCCATGAATAAGCAGGGTGGCGGAAACAATCAGGACTTCCTTGAGAAGTTCTTTATGCTAGACGAGGGCGAGGCGTATGTACGCATCCTGCCTTGGGACAGAGATGACCAGGACTGGTACGCTGAGTCCGCTATCCACCGCATCAACGGTCGCAACTTCCACTGCCGCAAGGTCAAGGACGAAGAATGCCC